CTATCCCTACGTTGGGTTGCAGGAAAAAACTGGAGGCTGTCGTAAGGGTGAGATTGTCACACTAACTGCTGGCTCTGGGATAGGTAAGTCTCAGCTAGCTAGAGAGTTGGCACACAACTTTATCAGACATGGACATACACTAGGGTACATTGCGTTAGAGGAGTCAACAAAGCGCACTGCACTGGGTCTCATGTCTATTGAAATGAACAAGCCTCTACACCTCAGGGGTGATGATGTACCACAAGAGGAGTTAAGACGTGCCTTCGACGCTACCGTTGGGTCCGGCCTTGTTTATCTATATGACCATTGGGGTTCTACTGATAGTGACAACCTACTCTCCAAGATACGCTACTTGGTTCATGGATGCGGCTGTTCCTATATTGTCCTTGACCATATTAGCATTGTTGTTAGCGGTCTAGAGGGAGGGGATGAACGTAGACTAATAGACAATACTATGACTAGGCTTCGTGCCCTGGTTGAAGAGTTGAACTGTGGTCTTGTACTTATCTCACACCTCAAGCGTCCCTCTGGTGACAAGGGCCACGAGGATGGGGCACAGACTAGCATCGCACAGTTGCGTGGTAGTGCTGCTATCGGACAACTGAGTGACATCGTAATAGGATTAGAAAGGAACCAACAAGACAAAGAGAACCCACACATCAGTCAGGTCAGAGTACTAAAGAACAGATGGTCAGGCGAGACAGGACTATGCTGTTCACTAGAATATAATACAGAGACAGGACGAATGACTGAGACTCACTTCCAAGAAGAGGAAGAGACTATAGACTTTTAACCAGTGCGGAGACACGGTATGAAATATATATGGGACATAGAAGCAGACAACTTACTTGATGATGTAACACAGGTATGGTGTCACGTGTTCAGGGATGTTGATACTAATGTAGTACACACCTTTGACCCAACCCAGACACAAGAAGCCCTAGACTTTATGGACAATGCGACAACTCTGATTGGTCACAATGTCTATGACTATGACTTACGTGTGCTGGAGAAACTATACGACTACACCTATAAGGGTGAAGTCATAGACACGTTGGTATATTCACGAACCATCTGGCCTGATGTCAAAGAGATTGACTTCAAGCTACACAAACGGGGAGAGTTCCCTACCAAGTTGATTGGGCGTCACAGCCTGAAGGCCTGGGGTTATAGGTTAGGTGAATTAAAAGGTTCATTCTCTGACAGCATAGATAACTTTGCAGAGTATTCTGAGGACATGCTTGACTACTGTATCCAAGATACACTGGTTACAAAGAAACTCTATGAGAAGATAGTATCTAAAAAGTTTAGTCAGGAGGCACTTGATCTTGAAGCGGAACTACATAGGCTGCTTATAAAGCAGAGAGACTATGGGTTTCCATTCAATACCAAGGCAGCACAGTCTCTCTATACTACACTTGCTCAACGCAAGGCTGACATTGAGGCTGAGTTGCAGGAAACATTTGAGCCTACGATAGTAGAACTCAAGACCAAGACTAAGACTATCCCATTTAATCCTGCATCACGGCAGCAGATTGCTACACGTCTAATGAGTAGGGGGTGGAAACCTAAAGACTTCACTGATACAGGTGAGCCAAAGGTAGATGAGAATGTTCTGTCCTCTATTGAAATGCCTGAGGCAGAGATGCTCAGTGAGTACCTACTACTCAACAAACGTATAGGGCAGATTGCTACTGGTAATCAGGCATGGCTCAAGATGGAAAGCAATGGTAAGCTACATGGAAGCGTTAATCACATGGGTGCAGTCACGTCTAGGTGTACGCACAGCCATCCTAATCTGGCGCAAGTCCCTTCTGTGGGTGCTGTGTATGGTAAGGAATGTCGTGAACTATTCATGGCTCCTCCCTCTTATTCTCTTCTCGGTGCTGATGCTTCTGGTCTGGAGTTGCGTTGTCTTGCTCATTACATGGCCGCTTATGACTCTGGGAGTTATGCTAATGAAGTAGTCAATGGTGACATCCACACCAAGAACCAAGAGGCTGCTGGTCTACCTACTCGTAACAATGCCAAGACATTTATCTACGGATTTCTGTATGGTAGTGGTGACGAGAAGACTGGTAAGATTATTGGTAAGGGTGCGAAGGAAGGTAAGGCAATCAAGAAGAAGTTCCTGACTAAACTACCTGCCCTCAAGTACCTGAAGGATGCTGTCTCTAAGGCAGCACAGGACCGTGGCTGGGTTAAGGGATTAGATGGCCGCATCATTCCCATCAGGCATAGTCATGCTGCGCTGAACACTTTACTACAGAGTGCTGGTGCTATAATCTGTAAGACATGGTACGTGTTCATATCACGTGCTATCAAGAAAGCAAACTTGGACGCACAGATTGTAGCGTTCATCCATGATGAAGTACAGCTAGTAGTAAGGAAGGGACAAGAGGATGAAGCAGGCAGACTTATTCAACAGTGTATGCGAGAAGTCCAAGAGCATTTCAACTTCAGATGCCAACTCGATAGTGAGTACAAGTACGGAAACAACTGGGCCGACACACACTAAGTACTGTATGCACTGTTCCATAGAACTAGCTGAGGATATATGGGTAGAAGGTAATAGCAAAAAGAATAACTACATTTGTAGAATGTGTGACAGCATCAAGCGTAAAAAGAACAGGCTAAAGAAAGTAGCCAGTAGAATTGGTGCCAATGCCTTACGCTCGTACAACAAAGTTAAGTCAGGTGAAGTGTACATCATTGTGAATAATGCTTGGCCTGGGTGGGTGAAGATTGGTATGGCTGTTGATGCTGAAGACAGACTGAACAGCTACCAGACAGCCAGTCCCATGCGTGACTATGTACTAGCGTATTCTGTCTATACTGAAGACAGACGCAAGACAGAGCGAGAGGCACACAAGGCTGCTGAAGCTATAGCTGAACGCAATGGTGAGTGGTTCAAGATGTCCATAGGGCAGGCAAAGGAATGTATTCAGCATGGACTTTGATTTCTTTTTCAAGCTAGTACTCACAGCCAGCTTCTTTGGTGTCAGCCTTTGTCTCTGCATCAAGTGGGTTGTCGAGTCATACCTTGACTGGCTTCAGGTTAAGACAGGTATAGACATAGTTACTCTCGAACAAGAGAAAGAGACTATGCGTATGTTAGAACGGTTAGAACGGAGGGGGAGAGACGATGACGATTTTGCTAATTGATGGAGACATTGTAGCATACAAGGCAGCAGCAGGAAGTGAGACACCCATTGACTGGGGTGATGGTCTATGGACCTTACATGCCTATGAGCCTGAGGTTGCTCTACGATTGGATACTTTTATTTCCAACCTAGTAGATGAAGCTCCTGTGCAGGACTGCATCATTGCTCTCTCAGATAAGGAGAACTATCGTAAAGAACTTGCACCCTACTACAAAGCAAATCGTACAAATACACGGAAGCCTATGCTACTGCATTGGGCAAGGGAGTATTTGAAAGATAAATACAATACTATAATTTACAGGAGGCTTGAGGCTGATGATGTCTTGGGGATACTGGGGACTGCGAATACGGATACTATTATATGGTCTGAAGATAAGGACTTACTCACTGTACCAGCGAAGCACTGGCTGGGTGGGGAGGTTGTGGAACAATCTCTGGAACAGGCTGACTACCAGTTCTACGCTCAGACTTTGGCTGGAGATAATACGGACAACTATTCGGGGTGTCCTAAGATTGGTATGGTCACTGCTAAGAAGCTGCTGGATGCTGACTGTTCGTGGAGTACAGTGGTTGAAGCGTTTGCTAGTAAGGGCTTATCGGAAGCTGTTGCGATAGAGAACGCTAGGCTTGCACGCATACTACGCAATGGTGAATATGATACTGATACATGTGAGGTTAAACTATGGAAGCCGTAAAGACTGATATGATTAATAGTCCTCCTCACTACTCTGAGGGTAACATTGAAACCATTGACTACATAGTAGATGTACTAGGTGAGTGGGATGCCATTAGTTACTGTCACGGTAACGTGATTAAGTACACTGGCTCCCGCTTGTTCAAGAAGGGTAAGCCAATCGAGGATGCTAAGAAAGCTATCTGGTATCTGAATAAGATGGTTGAGTTGATGGAGAAGACTAAGGGAGTACACTGGTGAGAGTAGAATGTGTTGACCACATGGGTAGTGATATGACAGTGGTTAATGCTGCCAGGGTATCCTTTAGTAAAGAGAGTAACTTCGATGCTGGGGGTGGTGTCCCTACCAAAGACCAGAAACTAATTAACTACCTAGCAAGGCACCAGCACTGGACCCCCTTTGCACACTGCTTCGTACAGTTTCGCATACAGGCTCCTCTGTTTGTGGCTCGTCAATTAGTTAAACACCAAGTAGGATTAACTTGGAACGAGGTATCAAGGAGATACGTAGACGATGAGCCAGAGTTCTATACCCCGTTATCTTGGAGGTCCAAGCCAGAAGACAGCAAGCAGGGTAGTAGTGGAGAGGCTGCGTCGCAGTACTTTCCTTCGTCCTTTCTTGAAGAAGTGGTTACGCTGGCGAAAGAAAACTATGAGAAGATGATACGACTGGGGATAGCCCCAGAGATGGCTAGGATGATACTACCACAGAACATGATGACTGAGTGGTACTGGTCAGGTAGCCTTATGGCGTTTGCTAGAGTAGTCAAGCAACGCACCGATCCACATACACAATTAGAAACCCAAGAGATAGCAAGTCAGATCGGTACTTACTGTCACATACTATTCCCACATAGTTGGGAAGCCCTAATGGAGAACTGAGTAATGAACTTATACGACTACCAGATAGAAGCAATGAAGACTGCTATATACAATACCACACATGCTATAACATATCCTGCCTTGGGGCTGGTAGAGGAAGCTGGTGAGGTAGCTGGTAAGATTGCTAAGATGATACGGGATGACATCAAGCTGGATGACCAGAGAGAAAAGATTGAGACAGAGATGGGTGATGTACTCTGGATGCTGGCTGCCCTTGCAAAGGGATGTAACCTATCACTGCAAACTATTGCCGAGAAGAACCTAGAGAAGTTGGCAAAGCGTCGAGATAAGGGAACTATTAAGGGAGAGGGAGACGACAGATAATGGATGCCTATCAGTCCTATATCCATGCTAGTCGTTATGCTCGATGGCTAGAAGATAAAGAACGTAGAGAGACATGGGACGAAACTGTAGACCGTTGGTGGAACTACATGACAGGTAAGTTCCCTGCCCTCTCGAATAGGCAGGATGTTAAGGCTGCTATCTACGATCTTGAGGTTGTCCCCTCAATGCGTACCATTATGACAGCAGGGGAGGCACTAGATAGGAACCATGTTGCGGCTTATAATTGTAGCTTTCTTGCTGTCGATGATCCTAAAAGCTTTGACGAGGCCTTACTTGTACTAATGTGTGGCACTGGTGTAGGCTTCTCTGTCGAGCAACAGTTCGTTAGTAAGCTGCCTGAAGTACCAGCAGACATACACCCTACTGATGAAGTAATACAAGTTGCAGATAGTAAGGAAGGTTGGGCAAAGGCATTACGTCAAATCATCTCTCGTCTCTATGCTGGTGAGATACCAAGCTGGGATGTATCTAAGGTTCGTCCGGCTGGTGCTAGACTTAAGACATTTGGTGGACGTGCATCAGGTGCTGAACCTCTTGAGAACTTGTTCAAGTTTACTATCGGTATCTTTAAGAAGGCTGCTGGACGTAAGCTTACTAGCCTTGAGTGCCATGACCTTATGTGTCAGGTAGCAGCAGCAGTTG